CTTAGCCTGGACTAACTTCGCTTGCATCGACTGAGCACTCTCGCTGTTAGTAATTTGATGTCCGACGATACGCCAAACAATCGACCATCCTTTGAACACGATCACGAGCACGCTGAGGCCGCGTTCGATGCTGCTAAGAAAGATTTACGCAAGGTGAGCGACGCTGGGTTTATGTTCACGGTCTTACGCTCAGGCAGAGTAGCCAAGCATTGCTTCGGACGTACGCACGCTGAGCGCGTAAACATGGTATGCCTTTGCCTTCAGGAGTTAGTCTACGACCTTACCGAGCAGACTATGGACGCACTCGATGATAAGGATGAAAACAAATGAGCACGACGAAAGAGCAACGTGAGTTTGATAATTGGTTTTTTAAGCAGACGTTTGTTAAGCAGGCAGAGTGTCGCTCACTCGGTATCATTCCCTACCGCGAGCAACCCCAAGAACGTTTCTCATTTCCTATCTTTGCTAATGCCAAGTGCTTTGCTTATGATCCGTGGGACGTGGAGATGAGGAGCGAAGAAGACACGTTCGTTAGTCGTGAACGATTGCGTGAGATTATATCCAAGATACTTCTTACGCTTGAACGTTCGCCCGAGCGTAGCGTGCGCTTGCACGTCGAGCTGTTACGTCTAGTCCTCCGTACGCCTGATGCGATGACGAACGGAGAATTATGCTCGCAGTACCCAGACATTACACGCCAAGGCATTCACTACCGCGTGCAAGAGATGCGACGGATTTTGTTTGGCAAAAAAGAAAAAAAGATTAAGGCACGTGCCCAAGCCCCGGCTAAGACATCTCTTTTGACCCCTCCCGCCCAACGCGTGGCAACGCACCGTGGCAAAAAAACGGAGGCTACCCCAAGGAAACCTGCATTATTAGCGAAACCGAGAGGGTCGCGTAAGACCTGATGGCCCTGCAATTAAAAGACATCGCTAAGGCTCTCGGGGTCACGCCTCAGTACATCGCAACCCTTGTTCGCAAGGGGATGCCCATCAGTAGCATCGAGGAAGCAAAGGCTTGGCGTGATGCACAGGTAGACGGACGCGAGAAGCCAGCACCGAAGGCCAAGGTCACACCGGACTCGCTCGACGACGGCACGCTAAAAACTACAATTGAGCAGCACAGGCGTTTAGTCTCACAGGCACAAGGCGTGTGGGAGGCTTCCATGGATCAGGGCGATAGCAACCAGGGCAAGTATCAAACAGCGTACAACGCATCGCTTAAAACTTTGATGGCGCTAGAGGACGAGCAGAAGGTGCGACTGAAAGAGTCTAGAGACTTTGTTAAGCGCGAGGAAGCCGAGGAGTCCATGCGTCAGTTAATGGGCGAGGTGCTGGCGGTACTCGACAAGCTCGGTCTCGACTGCGCCGAGAAGTGCAACCCCGACAATCCGGCAATGGCGATTAAGGCTCTAGAGTCTTGGGTACGCTCTGCCCGCAACATTCTTTCCAAAGATGAAACGCAAAAAGATGCCTAAGCCATCTAGACCATTCCGAGATAAGAAGCGTCGCATCTTGAAAAAAATAATCGAGAAAGAAACAAAGCATGGCTGACGCGTCGCTCATTGCATTAGGTCGTTCGGTGCTCCGTCCATCGGACACAGGTGACGTGGTTGATTGGATGGCGGCAAACGTTACGGCAATACCCGGCTCACCCTTCAGCGGGCCGTATAATCCTGAACGGTATCCATGGGTAGCCGCGGCGCTACGGATCACGACCGACCCGAGCGTATCACTCTGCCTTATCCTCGCATCTATCCAAAGCGGTAAGACGCTGACGCTAGGGCTTACGACTTGTCACATTGCATCGAGGCAACCAGGGCCGACGCTCGTGCTCCAAGACAACGACCAAAACGCACGCGACTTTAATTTAATAACTCTGCGACCATTGTGGGATAATTGCCCCGCAGTAAAAGACCGACTCGTTCCCGAGCTAGACCGCAGCTCGACTATTCTCTTTGACCGCATGACGTGCTGGGTGCTAGGCGCGCATAATGATAAAAACTTACAGCGTAGGTCTATCCGCTGGCTGATTGGAGACGAGTGCTGGCTATGGCCAAAGGGTCATATGGCTGAGGCATCCGCACGTGTGACTGCTTTCGGTTGGATGGGCAAACGCATCTTTGCATCGCAGGGCGGTATCGCTGGCGACGACTTTGACTTGGCTTGGCAGTCCACCGATCGGAGAGATTGGCATTTTCGATGCCCGAAGTGCGACGCGTTACAGCCTTGGGTATGGGAGCAAGTGCGTTTCCCTGAGGATGCCAAGTCTACTGCGGGCTGGGATAAATTAAAAGTAGCCAAGGGCACGACTTACGAGTGCGTGAGTTGCCGCGAAAGATTACCGGATACGAACGGCACACGCATTACGGCAAATGAGCGTGGCGAGTTTATAGCGACAGGCCCTGCATCGATTAGCGGGCACGTGGGCTTGCATTGGAATAGCCTCGCTCAGATGAGCTGGGGCGAGTTAGGCGTAATGATGCTGGAAGCGTCCGAGGCGGCAGAGCAGTACGGTGACAATGCCCCGAGGCGTATCTTCAAACAGAAGCGGCTGGCGATGCCATGGAGCGAAGAAGGCGGCACGATGATTACCGACGCTAAGGCTTCAGAGTATAAACTTGCCGACGCGTGGGACGACGAGGCCACGATTAACGCTCGAGGTAAATTGCAGGGCGTGGACAGCGAGAAGGCCGCAAGCTCGATACCTTTTCGGACGATGGGCATCGACGTACAGCGTGGTTGGTTTTGGGCGGTCATTCGCTCCTGGTCATTACGTGGCGAGTCTAGGATGCGCTACTTCGGCAAGGTCGAGACGTGGCAGGAATTGGACGCGTTAGCCAAAGCCCATAACGTGAACAAGGGGATGGTGATGGTGGATTCGGGCGATCAAACGCAGCTCGTTTATTCCGAAGCCTCGAAGCGTGATTGGAAAGTATCGAAGGGAAGCGGGCAGGAAGATTTTACGGTGAAGGGCGGTCGTCGCATTTACTCTGATCCGCAGAGAGTGGCAGTACCAGGAGCGGTGCGTGCGGCTCGTCTTATTCTTTTTTCTGCAGTCTCGCTTAAGGACATTCTCCACGGATTGCGTATGCGTAAGTTGCACACCTTCCCGCTCGACGCACCGACTGAGTACGCTGAGCAAATGGATGCCGAGGTACGCGTTAGGGATAAGCGCACCGGCAAAGCCATGTGGATATTGCCGCAAGGAAAGAAAGACAATCACGCTCTCGACTGCGAAGTGCTCTCGATGCTTATCGCTATTCGCTGGGGCATCGTAGGGCGGGACAAGGCCGACGACACTTCCACAGAAACTTCCGATGCTTTATAATCGTTTGCATCGTATGCATTTTCTTATCTTAATTAACTTAAGGGTGCTGGGTGGGTTTTTATATCCGGCAGGCGCGGGGTTGTTTGTACCTGCTCAGCACCCCCTCTTTACATTTAGGCAACTGTAAGATGGCATCCGGCATTTTCGTAGGCTTAACTGAGTCCGACATTCTCGCTATCCGCGACAAGGCGGTAGCCATGTTCAAAGAAGGAAAGACCATCATGAGTTATTCCGACAGCGGTTCCAACGTGAACAAGCAATTCGTGATGGCTCCCAAAGAAGTCCTGGCTGAGTGCCAGCACGCCCTAAAATTACTTGACCCTGATACTTATGGTGTCCGCAGAACCATTATTCGCACAGACTACCAAAGTTTCGATGGCTTTTAATTTATGGCACGTGCTCCTAAAAAATTAACTAAGCCCAAAGTAAGCAAGCCCTCGGAAGCACCGAAGGTTAAAGCTGCCTCCGGCGATTACGAGAGTACTCGGTACAATAATGGGCGTCGCTCATTTTTGTTCTTAGCAACGGCACAGGATCAGAAGCGTGACCTTACGGCAGGCGCGCGTATTGAGATGCTCCGCAAGATGCGTTGGGGCGAAAGGAACAGCGGGCCTATTCGCGCCATGGTTAACGACCTGGTGCTCTACACCGTGGGCGATGGCTTCTCAGCTCAGCCTTCAACTGCCGACTCCGATTGGA